GGGGCGGACCCCCTCCCCCCTACCCTTTAAAACTTTCTGAAGTCAAGCCGCAGAAACTGTCGACGTCTCAGGCTCAGGGACTCTTTTATAAAGTCCAAGAACATTCTCATGAATGATCTCTTCGATTGCGTCCTCGATAGCTTTGTCTTGATCAGCTTCCGATAGGGCGGGACTGGTGCGTGCGATGCGAGCCTGGAAGGCTAGAGTGTAGTAGCCAGCCTGCTCGTCCCATGCGTTCCATGAGTCGAAGTGAGTCCATGGATTGAATGGATTGTCGATGGTGGTTAGCATGTGACGCTTAGGCATGACGTCTCCCTTCATGATGAGTTAGTAGTGTGGTGTAGGCACACGCAGTTGCATTGGTATGGGATCATGTAGCACGGCCCCGTTGTCATGCAGCCTGACAGTTCGTGTTGCTAGTGCAGGGGGTGTACCCAAGTCCTATCTACTATGGGCTCAACAGTTGAGCATGGAGGAGAGGACGCTATGCCTATGCGGGCAAAGACATAGGGGGTGCCAGACGCCCCCTCTTTGTTAGGCATGGGGGCCTATTACAAAGGAGGGGGGCGTCTGGCAACTGTATCGCACTGTGTCTAGCCGTTAGCTATAGCCGCTTACGTTACGCTTAGACACGGCATGGGTATAGCGGGGCCTAGAGAAGGGGGTGGGGTAACAGATAGGGGGCTGTAAGGACGAGTCATGCCCCTTTCCGAATACTACCTGGCCTTGGATAGGGGGGGGTCTTTTGCAATACTACCTGGCCCAGGATACTACCTGACTCAGACAGTGAACCATAGAGATAGTACCTCATCGAGATACTACCTATCCCCTAATACTCCTTAGCTTAGCTCACCCTTAAGGACGCCAACAGATACGCCAAGAGCATCAGCAATGTCAGCCTGTGTGTAACCAGCAGACTCCATGGCCCTAGCCCTAGCCTTCTTAGTAGGCGTCATTACCACATTAGTACGAGGCGTTGCCAACTCCCTGATCTGATCAATGTCAGAGTTCTTCAGGATGTCAGTCAGTTTGTTGTTAGTGATAGCCCCTGCTTGAATGGCTTCCCATTCTCTAGGGGTAATCTCAATCAGTTCCTTCTTGGCGCCTGTTCTAATGCGGGCTTCCTCTAGTGCCTGGTACTTGACCTTCTTCTCTTCAGCTTCATCCATGTCTGGGTTAGCTTCACGCTTTGCCTTGAAGTTAGCGTTAGCTATGAGCTGAGCGTGCCTCTCACGAGGCCTGTTCTGAAGGGCAAGGGTTAGCTTGGCGTTAAGTGCTTCCACCTCAGGGCGGTATGCCTTGAATGCAGAGTCTGAGTACCTTACTGTCTGAGTACGGACCATCTCGAGTCGGGCCTTGTCAGCCAAGGCCTTCAGGGTGTTGGAGTGATCGGCATAGATCTTCTCGACCTTAGTGCCCGACGACAGGTCGTGCGCGTCGTCGACCTCCTTGAGCTTCTCGGAAGAAGTCTTCTTGTACTGAACCTCACCCTTTGCATTAGTCCAATGCTCACCGGTGTAGATCCAGACCTTCTTGCCCGTCTCAGGATCGATACGATAGTTCCGCTTACGATCCAGAACATCGACTCTAGAGGTAGCCCTCGAGATGAGAGTCGCAGCACCAGTGCCCTGTCTACCCTCGACAGTCTGATACCGCTTCCTAAGAGCAGGAATACCATGGTCAATCTCAGACTGCTTGTAGTTCAGCTTGTGCTTCTCAGCATCGATGACCACCATAGAGTGGGCAACAGCACGAGCAAGCTCGGCAGTGCTAGCACCCTTAATGGTCATGTCAGTAATGAGGTTAGAAACCTTCCCCATCTCCTGACCCTTAGTCCTAGCATCCATAACCTTCATACCAGGATACGAAGGATACCGAGACTTAGGATCAAAGCCCTGAAGAGCCTTAAGAGGAGCAGTAGACTGAATACTACCTCGATTGTTCGGAATGACCAAGACGGTGTCACCATCAAAGTCAGCCCCAGAAAGGCGCTCAGCCACCTTACTGTTAATACCAACCGCATCTCTTGCCCGACCAATAGCCTTCATAGCGTCAGGCTGGCGGTTGTTAACGGTCAACTCAGGAATCTCGAACGTCCCACCATGAGGGAAACGAATCAGAGAAACTCGTTCTCCATCCCTAAAGTTGGGCGCATAGATCTCTGTGTCCTTCATTTTGTTGATCGGAAGGATCACGTGATTCGAAGTTCTAGGAAGAGCAGCAGCCTTCAGATGCACGGCTGCGGCATCCGCTGAATCTGCATAGGCCTCAAGAAGCGTTCTACGAACTGCGGGATTCGTAAGCTTCAGAATCTCATCGAGATCCGCCTTCTTGTCTGCTGCTGTTACACTAAGCTGGTCCTTAATGAGCTTAGGACTCTGCTTAGACAGCATCTGAGACGAGAAGTTCCGAGACCAATCTTCCCAAGCGCCTTCTTCGTTGACAATATTTAGCTTGCCGCTCTGTCGGCTAATCAAAGAACCGAAAGGGTTGTCCATGTCGATGGACCCATCCGGCTTCTTCTTCATTTCCTTAAGAGCATCAAGCTTGTTACCAGTGTTGCTCTTGTTGGTGTTGAAGACCATGTCGACGCCCTTAGGAAGGTCGTCTTTGTAAAACGCCATTCCCTTAAGGTAGTGCGTGTCATCAACAGCAATACGAACCTGAGCGTAACGAGAACGCCCAAGGTCAAGACCTTCTACACCAGGTCGAAGATAAATGACACCATCCGCATCGGCGCCACCATCCTCTTTGTACTTAATACCCAATCGCTTAGAGCTAGCACTCTCAGGAGGGCGCAGTCCAAGAAACGAACGGCCGCCATCTTCAGAGATCGCATTCATGGACTGAACCTTGTCCATGTTCTTTGCAATGTCTCGATATTCAGTACCAGGAGGCGCAAGAACCTTGATCGTGGTCTTGTTACCACCAGAACCAAGCTGATCAATCTGAACCTTGTGATATGCGTAGCCCTCTTCACGAAGACGGGCGATAGCAACATCCATGGCGGTTCGACTTACACCAATACGAGGATCGTACTCGACGCCGGTTCCGACATCGATAAATCCTCGCGTGTCCACCTGCTCCTTAAGAACATTAGCAACCGTCTCAAGACGATCTGCCTTGTCCTTAGCACCATCTGACAGAAGCGATCGAACAGAGGATTCGTTGATCCCCATCTTCTCGCCAATAGCAACATTCGAAAGACCATGCTCTTTATACTTCTGAGCCTGAGCAATGTCCGCAGCCTTTTGTTCGTTCTTGGCAATGGACTTTGCTGCACGAAGTTGGGTGGTGCTCTCCAACTTCATAGCCTTGACGATTTCGGGGTCGCTCATGCCCTGACTCTTAAGCTCAGCAACGTAGTCTAGAAACCCTTTGTTGCTGGCCTTCGCAGGACCACCAGATCCCCAGGGATACCGCCCAGAACGGCGGAGGACTCCGTAGTGAGCAAGCCATGAGCCTTCATCAACGATTACCGTCATGCGGTTCCTCCTGTTCACGTCGCCACTTGAGGTAGTTACGCCCGTAGACCCAACCATATGCTAGGGCCGAGAGGATAAAACCGTACTGTTTGGATACGATAGCAAAGATAAACCACAGAGCCTGCGCACCAAACGATACAAGCCAACCCCAGACATTCCTCGAGCCAGCGAGATACAGACCAAGAATACCAACTGCTGCCAAAACTATAGACCAAACTAGATTACCCATCACCCTAAAGTATCCGCTCTGATCTCGTTGATCTTTCGATCGAAATACACAATCCGAGCCATAACGTGGGTAATGAAGTCTGGATCCCCTGGCAGCATTTTGACCTCATCGTTCTGATAAATACGAAGTTCGGTTTCGATCTGCATCGGCTTCATGTCATACTCAAGACAAAAGAGCGCCGCGTAAACATAAAGCTGATTAAAAGACGTAGGAGTGATTCCAGTCTTCAAATCGAAAACACGAAGTCTGTCATTACGAAATCCAATAGCATCGGCAGTGCCGAAACAGTTGGGCGAGTAAAACAGAATGACTTCAGGAGACATGCGATGACCGATAGCGTCGTTGACATATGCGTTAATGGTCTTCGTGTTCTTAGGCATCTTCTGCCCAAGACGAATTGCCATAGACGCAAACTCATGGAGCTCGGTTCCCCGACGAGCCGCCAAATTACTGACAACGAAAGCTTCGATCTTCTGATCCGTGTAATTAATCCAGTGATGCTTGCTTGCGCTTAGCAACGCGTGTTGTCCTACGTAATCCGAATGCCTGTTCCAAAGCACTTAGTACCTCGCCCTCGTTCTCCGGGTAAATACAAGCGGCGAAGGACATCCTATTAAACTGATCCAGGTAATACTCCTGGTTAGGCTGAAAAGGAGAATCCTTGTCTGCTTTAACTTCGAGCATGGCCCAAAAAGGACCATAGAGGAGAATGAGGTCTGGCACGCCTTGCATGTAACTACTGTCATTCTTCAAGATGATGATTCCGTCGAAAAGACGTCGCAACTTCTTGATCAACAGCGGTTGATAATGGCGCTCTGCCACCTCTCACCTCCTCAAAAGCTCAAAATTAGAAGGCTTGCTTCTACCCTTTCGTTATAATGCACGTTTTTTACGCGACCAAGTATCTATTTTCAAGTATCTAGCGAGATAGCTCGAAGTACTGATACGTTGGCGTCACTGGTCTCCCGTCTACCACCGATCTCACGATGTCTCTGTCCAGCAATCCATACTTCATACATGCTTCCCAGGAGTTCCGGAAACGTTCTCCAGTTTTGACGTCCTTGATCGGACGACCTATGAGCGGTTGGTGATTGTACTGACGATGATACATGTCAGCAAACTGTCTAGGTCTCCAAGCTAGATTCGTATAATGGTTGTTCTCTGGATCACCATCAAGATGGATGGGCGTTGTGAAATGATCCAACGTGTTCTTTGCCACAAATACGTTAGCAACTAGCTTAGCGAGCGAGCGCTTGTACTGACGTCCGTCCTTTACCAGACCGACATGGATGACTCTTGCTTGATTTCTCAGCATTGCCATGATGCGGCCGGTGTAGTCGTTCCTTACTCGTCCGTGGTCGCTGACGGAGTATCCGGGGAATTCGGCGATTTCGATCCATCGTTCCATGAGACCTCCTTAATGTCGTCAGGCCATCGACCATTAAACAAACGATCTCGTTCTTCGTGAGTTAGCTCGCCTTGCTTCTGTCTTATGAATTTGCGCCAACTTTGCTTCATAAAAACCTCTTTTTGATCTTGGTTGCCATTTGCCACTTTTGTTTGCAAAACTCTTTAGGAAAAGACGTAGTTAGTATCTATACTGTATAGATACTATCCTCGCGCGAAAAATAAAGAGTTTACTTTAAAAGTGGCAAATCGTCTAATGCCCTCAATCAAAGCAAAACAGGGCCTCTGACCTGGGCTTTTGTCCCTCAGAGATGGCCAAAATCATTAGACACTTTTGACGAAATACCTAATACCTAAAAATTATTAGGTATTTGATCTTGGTTTGGGGTGTTTACATCAACACCCCAAAACCTAGATCAAAAAAGCCCTCTTAAAAAAGTTTTAGGTATTTGTCTAAAAGTGACTAATCGAAAGCCTTCTTTCGAAGAGCTTCGACACTTCTAGTAATTGTGTAATCCGCGTCTCGAAGATTCACTTTTTCACATCCGTTCTTGTTCCTGGATGGCTTCAAAATTCGATTAGTTCTACGATTCCTTACACGACCCATGTCGCTAACGTCATACCAAACCGCTTCTTCAATACGGCGCCAACGTTCCATCACGACCTCGCATTCACTTGCGCCTCGCGAAGCAGAACGTAAACGCTTCGACGAAGATTAACACCATCAACCATCAGAAGAACGTATGGGTCATCAAGATGCCCATCATCACGAATCTTCAGAAAACGCTTACTCCACTTGCTCCGAACCTGTCCCTTGTCGTTAATCTCGTAAGTCGGAGCTTCCTTGATTGTCAGCCATTCTTCATCCATCACCAACGCTTGCCCTTCTTACGGCGGTATGCAATATGCACACGC